ATGGCATCTTTTTGCGCCTAATAGCGCATCTTATACTGCCCCACATCGAAGCAACGGCATTCGGCTCAGTGGGAGAGAATATGGAAATTACAGCAGCAGTCAGTGATAAGGCAATGGAGGGGTTTTCCCTCAAGCAATTGCAACTTGGCGAACCCCGCGCCGATGAGGTACTGGTAAAGCTGGTGGCGACCGGCCTGTGTCATACCGATATCGCAGCGCACAAAGGTATTATCCCGATGCCGGCACCGGTGGTCCTTGGTCACGAAGGTGCCGGGGTGGTGGTGCGGGTAGGGGCTGGGGTCAGTAAGGTGGCGCCAGGCGATCATGTGGTGCTGTCGCTGGCCTCTTGTGGCACCTGTGACAAGTGCAGCATCGGCATGCCGACCTATTGCCGTCAACATGTGCCACTGAACTGGCTGGCCCAGCGCACTGACGGTTCGGTCAGCCTGCATGACGCTGGGGGCGACGTGCACAGCCACTTCTTCGGCCAGTCCTCTTTGTGGGGAGGTGATCAATTCTGGATAGTGGGAAAAATCGAAACTTCGACACGACGCCAGGGCTGGCGCGGGTTTTGAGGGATTGGCTGATTTTGGACTGCATCCGTCAAAATCACCAAAAATACTTTTTAATGCGGTAAATTCTGGACTGGATAACCTCTGCATTAATCACGTTTAAACTTCATTTAAACGCAAATGATTAGACCATGTTCTACACTGCTTTTATCCCTTTATCTCAATGAGTAATGAGAACCACGAATTTTTAATAAACCCCACTCAGCAATGCCGAACAGCGAGCAGGGGTTAGCCAGCTTGCTTATGATCCGGCAGGTTTAGCTCATTGTTTTTACTATCCTCAGGTGCCCCCTTTTTAACCTCGTTATGCAACCTCATAAGTTGTTGTTTTTCTTGCTCTGGCAGTAATGTGAACTCAGCAACTGATGCCATTCCTTTTAATGCGCTGATGATACCTGTAACTCCATACTGAATTATCGCATCTAAAAGCGCCTCACGCTGTGCAAGAGGAAGGCGTTTAATAATCACCTCAAATTCCGTAGGGTAGCTTGGCGCAGCACTGGCCTCTGTTATTTGTTCGTCATCATGTTTAATGTTCGAGTTAACGTCTCGTCCAGTCAAAAGCCACTCGGGGGTGCATTCAAGTACGTAAGCCAAAACGGCCAAACGATCAAGTGTGGGATATGTCTTCCCTATCAAGTAGTTACGTATGACAGTGTCTGACATGTCACTCAAGGACCCCATTTTCACATTTGATGTAATCCCTTTACTCTCCATTGCAGCCTTGAGGCGCTCCCCAAAACGGTTTATTCCACTCCCAACAAAAAACCGATCACGGTTTTTGATGGAGTTATCGGTTTTATCCTTGTAACTATCTGACATATATATAATTCCTGCAAAAACAACGATAAAACATCAGGTCAAATAAAAAACCGAACAAATAATTGACATCGGTTTTTTATGCGATTAAATTGTACGTAAGCGATAATCACATTTAATTATCGTTTTAGATAAACGAAGAAGGATATCAACGATGCCGTTGCTAAGACAAGACATGGCGAATCTGTTTGTTTGCGCCGGTGAAGACTGGTCAAGCAAAGCGATAATCGCAGCACTAGACCGCAAGGGTGTCAGCCTGAGTGATTTAGAGAGCGAGCTGGGCGTGGGTAAAAATGCGATTCGTAATGTTTTTTACCGTAAGTGCGGTCGTTATGAAGATGCAATCGCACAAAAAATCGGTGTATCTCCAGAGCTTATCTGGCCGAGCCGTTACATTGAAAACCGACTTTCGGCTTAGGGGATAAGGAATGTCTATCTGGTTGACCGTTCAGGAATGTTCAAATTTGCCCGGCTTTCCGAGCATGCTTCACAATATCCGCAACAATCTGAATAAACGTGCAGGTGGAAACCCTGACCTGCGCCGTCGTCGTGCAGGTTCAAAGGCTTTCGAATATCACGTTGATTGTTTGCCGCATGAAGCCCGTGAGGCTGTCCTGACCCGCCATTACCAACAGGTTGTCGAGGTGGCGATCGATGCACCAGTGACGAACCTTGTCCCGGCAGAACGTAAGACCGGTATCAAGCCGCGTGAAGAACTCGACATCCTGAACCAGTGCCCGGCCCTGCTGGAGCGAGAGGTCAGCCAGTTGACTGACAAGCAAAAAGCTGTGGCAGACGCCCGCTCAGCGCTGGCGCTGGAGGTGTTAAAGCTCTATGACCAGGCTGGGCTGAGTCGTATCGCCGCCGTCAATTACATTGTCGACGGTTCCCGCGCCGGAACACTGCCGGGGCCACTGATGCAGATGGCTGAATTGGCGAACGCCCGCAAAGGTAAACGCCTGGGCGTCAGCCGCAGCAGTTTGCAGGAATGGTATTCCGTGTATCTGTTGACGGTTAACGACACAGACAAACGTCTGGCCATGTTGGCACCCGGTCACCATAAAGCGAAGAAGCCGGAAGACGTCAGCTGGTTGCCGCGCTTCCTGGCGTACTGGCGCAATCCGAACGGGCCGACCATGAGTTTTTGTTACCGCGATTTCGAGGCTGACTGGAAACGCGAGTTTCACGACCAGCCCGCCATGTTGGCGGTAATTCCGTCTTACGACGCTATTTGTCGAGTGATGAAGAAACTCCCGAAACGGGAACGACTGCGCGGTCGTGTCAGTGGCTCAGCAGCCCGTGCGCTGGAAGTTTACAGCCGCCGTGACTGGTCCACTATGCCGGTTAATGGTTGCTGGATTTGCGATGGTAAGTCACTGGATATGAAAGTGAAGCACCCCATCAGCAAAACAGCATTTACTCCGGAGTTGACGCTGGTTATTGATGGCCGTTCACGTTTTGTTGTGGGCTGGAGCCTGTCCTATTCCGAGAATGTGCGCGGTGTCTCTGAGGCGTACCGCTACGGAATACAGCGTTACGGTAAACCGTTGTTTGTTTATACGGATAATGGTTCTGGTCAGAAGAACAAGACGCTGGACGCGGAAACAACCGGTATTTTCCCCCGCATGGGGATCGAGCATATGACAGGTATCCCGGGAAACCCGCAGGCTCGCGGCATCATTGAGCGACTGAACGGTGTTATTCCCTATGCTATCGCCCAGCGCGTACCCACATTTAACGGTCGCGGCGCAGACCGGGACAACCTGCGCCGTCTGATGGTGGCGGTTGAGTCAGCCGAGAACGCGCAGAGCCAAGGTAAACAGCTTAATACGCGTCAGAAAAAGGCTCAGGAAATGGTGCCAGATTGGGATGTGGTACTGGAGATCATCCAGGAGGAAATCGACCGTTACAACCAGGGGCATGAGCACAGCGAACTGCCCAAGTACAACGGTAAACACCTGACCCCGGCCCGTTACCGCGAAGCCGTTCTGGCCACTGAAGGTGACGAAGTTGAGTATCTGACCGATGTGGAGCTGCGCGAGATGTTTATGCCGGAAGAAGTTCGCACCGTCGAACGCGGCTGGGTGAGATTGAATAATAACCGTTACTTTTCTCATGGCCTTGCTGACTTTGATGGTCAAGAGGTACGAGTGGCCTATGACACCCGCAACGCGGAAGAAGTCATTATCCGCAAGATGGACGGCGCATTTATTTGTAAAGCGCTATGGAATGGCAATACCCGCGCAGCCGTTCCCGTTACAGAAATGGAACGTCAGGAGAAAGCCCGCACCGAACGCCGTCTGGACCTGCTGGAGAAGAAAGCAGAGAAAGTCCGGGACGAAAACAGACCAGCGCTGGAAGCGCCAGTGTTGCCCGACTTCAATTTCGGGCAAATTCTCCAGGGCGAATTACAGCAGGCAGAACGCGAATATCAGTTTTTAGAAGTCGACCGGGAACAGCATTTAAAGAAGACCGGCACACACCATGAATAACGAGGTAACTATGATTGCTCAATTATCAGAATTAATGGCCCGTCGTAACTGGTCACAGACGCAGGTAGCCCGCGCCTTGGGTAAAAGTCCTGCCACGCTTAATCAGTATTTACAGGGTAAATATAACGGCGACGTTAAAACCCTTGAACTGGATATCGCTGCATTAATTACCCGTGAAGCCGAAAAGGAAAAGAGCCAGAAATTAACGGTTTCCTTTATTCGCACCTATACCGCCAGCAAATGCCTTGAGGTTATTCGCATGGCCCACCTGGACGGTGATATTAACGTTATTTATGGCGATGCCGGAATGGGGAAAACCATGGTGATGCGCCAGTATGCCGCTGATAACCGCACCGCTCTGTTGCTGGAGGCTGACCCGGGCTATACCGCCCGCGTGGTACTTGAGGAACTGTGCGCCCGTCTGGGTCTGAACAAGCGCGGCAACATGCACGAACTGAGCGAAGCCATCATTGTGGCGTTGAAAGACTCCGGGCGTCTGTTGCTGATTGACGAGGCGGAGAACCTCCCACACCGTGCGCTCGAAACCATTCGACGCATCCACGATAAAGCCGGGATCGGCGTTGTACTGGCGGGGATGCCCCGTCTGATTATCAACCTCAAAGGTAAACGCGGTGAGTATAAGCAGCTTTATAGCCGCGTTGGTTTTGCGCTGCCGCTGGGCGACGTTCTGCCGCGTGAAGATATCGACGCCATAGCAACCAGCGTCCTGGAGGATGCAAAGGATTCAGCGGTCAGCGATGCGCTGTTCTCTGCCTGTAAGGGTAACGCTCGCCGCCTATTTAAGCTGCTGCGCGGTGTCAATCGCTACAGTCTACTGAGCGGTGAGCATGTGGATGCTGGCGCGGTGCGTAAGTTCTCGGAAATGCTAATCAACTAATTTTTTGAGGTGATAGTTATGTTTAACGGCTTAAAAAATGACGTGCTGGTCGAATTAATGGGACGTGCCAGCGATGTGATTAAGGCACTCAGCATTCAAGGTGTGACTGTAAAGTCCATCACGCTGGCCAGTAATAAACCCGTGATCCGGGTCGAGTCCTGCGGCTATTGTCATCAGCAGATCCACAACGGTCGGGCTGTTTATCATGAATTTGGTTGCTCCAGTGAGGGGCGTTACCGTCAAGGGCAGTTTACGTCGGGCGGCTGTAAGGTCGTCTGGTCTGAATCAATGCACTAAAGAGAGGATGTAATGGCAATTATTTTAAAAGTTACTATTCAGGAAAATGAAACTGGCGTTAGTACGAATATTTGTGCTGAGGGGCCATGTACTCCAGCAGAATCAGAGCAAGCCAAGTTTATTTATAACGTCATCGTTGACGCATTAAAAAAACGGCCCGGATATAAAAGTACCGGGATAGATGTTTGTAAAACTATCGATATCAACAGGAGTAATAACAATGTCCACTGAGAATACAACCAAGCAATACACCACGCAGCAAGCCCCCGTAGGGTATTGGGTTAACGCCAAAGGCGTTATGACTCCGGACAGTATCGTTAAAGAGATCGACAAAGAGCGCGACAGTCTGGTTGGTGAAATGGTCGAGTGTGCAATCAGTATTAATACGCTATTAGCGGATTTTAAATTAAAAGCTTTTGCAGATATTCAGGCGTTCGTGGACCTGTCAGCTGAGAAATATAACGCCAAAAAAGGCGGTGCTAAAGGCAATGTGACCCTGTTCAGCTATGACGGGCGTTTTAAAATTCAGCGGGCGATGGCGGACAATATCAAATTCGATGAACGCTTGCAGGCAGCAAAGGCCCTCATTGATGAGTGTCTGGTCGACTGGATGCAAGGTGCTCGGCCTGAAATCCATGCGTTGATCAGCGAAGCGTTCTCCACCGACTCGGAGGGTAATATCAAGACCGGGCGCGTGTTGGCCTTACGCCGTCTGGAAATCGACGACGAACGCTGGCAGAACGCGATGGTCGCCATTGGCGAAGCCGTACAAGTAGTCGGCACAAAATCCTATATTCGGGTATATGAACGTGTCGGTGACTCCGACGAGTACCGCCCGATTTCTTTGGATATCGCGGGAGTATAACGACATGGACGCTGAAACATTCAACCAGGCTAACCCTGTCGGCGCGACCTTCATCCACCAGGCACATCCTGCCCTGCGTGGTGGTCCAGTTGTCAGGACTGTGGATGTGGCCCGCGATTTTAAATGTGGCTGCGTAGTGGAAATAAATCGGGAGCCGTATTTCGTTAAAGTGGAAACACTTCAGAAAGCTGGTTAATTAATTAAGTTTTAAATCTCTTTTAAATATTGGCGTAAACCCGCCGGGGCGGCGCTACGCCAAATTTCAGGAAACGCAATATGAATACATTAACTTTAAGTGAATTCCACACTCAGGCAAAAGCCCAGAACGTCATGCGTGAAGATATTGCATTTACTTGTCCGATGTGCGGCACCGTCCAGTCTTCCCGCCTTCTTATCAGTGAAGGCGTCGGCGCATGTTATGAGACGGTGAAGACCATCATTGGGTTCAACTGTGTAGGCCGTTATACCGGGAAAGGTTCCCCAGGTGTAGAGAAAGGGAAAGGCCACGGCTGCAACTGGTCCCTGGGCGGATTGTTACATATGCATGAACTGGAAGTTATTACACCTGACGGGAAAGTCGTTCCCTGTTTTGAGCTGGCCACAGTAGAACAAGCTCAGGAGCTGGTTAGTCGTCTGGGAGGGGACCATGAATAAAGAAAAGTATTTAGCGAAAATTAAAAAACTTCTTAATTTGGCGCGTAAAGCGACCAATGCCAATGAGGCCGCCAGCGCGTTACGTCAGGCGCAGAACCTGATGAAACAGCACGGCGTCAGTGAGTCAGAAGCGGAATTCATCGATATTAGCGAAGCGAGTACCAAAGGCTCCCCCAGTAACGCACAAACCCCGCCTAAATATCTGGGCTGGCTGGTCGAGGTTATCAATCGCGCTTTCGGTGTTCAGGCCATGTTTGACTGGCGCTATGGCAAGTACGGGACACCCCGCCGGGTCGTGACGTTCTACGGGCCTGACAGTCGCCCCCAGATTGCCGCTTATGCCTTCGACGTTCTGGCCAGGCAAATGACCGCAGCCCGTAAGGACTTTATCGCCAAGATCCACAAGAACACCAAGCCTGCGACCAAAATCGCCCGGGCGGACCTGTTCTGTGAAGGTTGGGCTAACGGCGTCTATCAGATTGTGGCTGAACTGGCCCCGACAGAGTCCGAGACCACGTTAATGGCTGCCTATAAGCAGCGGCAGATGGATTCTGGCGCGATGAAAACAAGCGCCTACAGAGAGGCTCGCGAGTGCAGTCGCAGCAATGAGGCCAGCGTCGCCGGTTTTGTTGCTGGGCGTCAGGCGCAGCTGAATCATGCCGTTAATGGTGCGACCAACGAAACCAAATTGATCGGGGGTCAGCATGCTGAACGTTAAGGGTTGCGAATATCGCGATAACGGGAGGTCCCGCGTTTACACCTTCAGCAATCTTTCCACCGCAGTGGAGGTCCCAGAATACCCAGGTAAGGCCCGGTTCAGGTTCTACGACATTCGTGGTTATGCCATCCACAAAGGGGCTGTGAAGCAAGAAATGAAGGCCGCTATCGAACGCTACAAAACCAAATGGAGATTAGCCAAATGACCAACATCATGATTGATATCGAGACTCTGGGTAAAAAACGCGGATGCCCGGTGCTCTCCATCGCCGCCGTACAGTTTGATCTACAGACCGGTACTGTGGGGGCGACCTTCTACGAGCGTATGAGCTGTGATGCAGCGCTTTCCTATGGCTTGCCGGAAATCAGCACCCTGGAATGGTGGGATAAGCAAAGCGCAGAAGCGCGAGACGCCGCGTTTAACGGTACTCGTCCTCCTGTCAGCGTTGCAGTTGAACTGCGGGCTTTCCTTAAAAACGCGGGCGGTGGCCGTTGTATCCCGTGGGGCAATGGCTCGGTCTTCGATATCACCATCCTGGAGGGATGGTTTGACCGCGTAGACCCACAGGTCGACGCCAAGGGGGATGACATCTATCCCTGGAAGTTTTGGGACATCGCCGATCTGCGCACGTTGGTGCGACTGTCGGGAATTAATGTAAAAACAATCCCGTTTGATGGTGAAAAGCATAATGCGCTGGCCGATGCCCTGCACCAGGTGAAAATCGCACATGCGGCCTATACACAACTGATCCCCCAATATGTTCTTGAGCCTCAAACAGGTGAAATCACGTGCTTAAATACATTGGCAGTGCCAGAGATGATTATCGAAGACGAGCAGGAGGAGGCTGTTAGTGAAGGCTGGGCAGACTCTTTCCGTGGAGGCTGGAACGCCTGTCGCGCCGCAATGCTGGCGCAGGAAGAAAGCAATGGAGGTAATGATGGCCAAATCAGCAACTGACCGCAAGGCAGAGCAACGCGCAAAACTGGCCGCCAGTGGAGGACTGCGGCATGAGCTGGTACTGACCCAGCAAGAGACCCAGATGCTGGAGAGAAACCGCCAACGCCGTAACCCTGGGCGCACTGCGTACAGCCGTAATGAGTATTTAAGCTTGCTGATCCTCTGTGACGATCAGCGCCTTGCACATCAGGAGAAGACGCTGGGGAGCTGCCAGCGATGCGGTAAAACCCTCCCCGGTGGCTGTAACGGTGACTTCAAAGGCGAAGCGGCCTGTTGGTTTACCCGTGACTGTCTATCGATGAATTTAACCGACGCTGTGACCGGTCACGCCAACTTAAAGGGGGAATAATCAAATGATCGCTCTCTATGTCCCAACAGATAACGCCTTGCTGAACGTCATTTCAAACCACCCATTATCGAAGGATTGGGACGGGAGTTACAGTCTGGCGACCTGGAATATCCGCAACGCGATCAGAAAGTTGCATCCCAACATGCATGTAACGACTGCAACGCTTCGCAAGCACCTTCGCGGTATGGCATTGCGCGGGCTACTTAAATCAACAAACAGCCGTGGGAATAATATTATCTGGACACTGGTTGTACCGGTTGGGGGTGATAATGGCGAATCTCATTAAAGTGATCCACACCGGTAAGAAAGCCCTGGGCTGGGACGATGAAACCTATCGTGCCGTGCTCTATCGCATCGCCGGACGTACCAGCTCAACACTCTGTACCGATGCAGAGCTGGAGCGCGTGATCGCCCATATGCGAGAAAGCGGGTTTACCCCGATATCGTCAAAGCGTCATGGTCGCCGTCCCTCAGTGGCCAGCAGCCGTAAAGGGCTTTTAAGCAAAATTGAGGCCCTCCTGGCTGAAGCGGGGCGTCCGTGGTCTTATGCCGTCAGCATGGCTAAACATATGTTTAATCGTGAGCGTGTGGACTGGCTGACAACAGACGAACTCACCCGATTAATGCAGGCTCTTATCATTGACGCCAAGCGCCGGGGGAAACATGAAAATCACAGTGGATCATGACGAGTTGGCACAGATTGAGGCTCTCTTGCCAGACTCCGCCAAGGAACTGATCCGCATCCTGGGCTACACCGCAACAAGCCGATTAGTCACCCGCTTTGGTGGCGTGACATTGTCGGCCAAAAGTGGGGCCGCCCGGGAGCGTTCGGGAGGTGTTCATCTGTTGTTACGTGAGGTTTTGTCCGATGACGAAAGTAAAAAATTGATTGCCTACCTGGGCGGTGCGCCGTTTTATATTCCCCGTTGTGATACCGCCCTGCGTGTATTACGCAATGCGCGATTTGTCGCCGCACTGGCCGAGCGCCAGTTAGAGGGACTATCCATTCGCCAGGCAATGGCGGTATTATGCCCGCAATTCGGTATCAGTGATCGACAAGGCTGGAAACTGATTAGCGGTCATACAAATGCTCCCAGCCCCAGGCAGTCCGGGTTGTTTGATGATGAATAAGGTGATAAAGATGACCAATTACGCAGCGCTGGGTGAATATACCGCCTATGCAGAACAAACCAAAAATGCAGCAGGACGCCGCTATGCCTACATGAATAATCTGGCTAACGAACTGCGAAAGTTGGCTGAAAAGCCGGAAGAAAACGCCAATCTGTCCCGTCTCAATGAAAGTATGAGCGACATTATCGCGGCAGACCGTGAGATGCGGGCCGCATTAGAGCGCACTAACCAAGCCGCACCACTTTGCAACAAACCTACCGTAACATTGTCTGACCTGGTTAAATTCTGATTGTCCTCCCTCGGCGCAATGCCGGGGGAGTTGCTGAACCCCATCACACGCCCTTACCCCTTAAATTCCCCCAGTATTAACCTCACTTAGCGGTGGCCAGCGCCATCATCACGAACCATTACACCCGCTGTGAGGGTGCGCAATGAGTAACCCTGGATTCTTAGAAATCACCATGAAATGGATTGCAGAGAACGCCCCTGCTATCTACGCCGGTCTCTCTGCCGTAGGAGTGTCAGCGCTGATGAGCATTCGAGATGGAAAACCCAAAAAATACACTGTCACTACCGCTGCTGTCTGCGGAATTATCGGCATGAGCCTTTCCGGTCTGATGGAGCATTTCGGCCTGCCCTCTAACGGGGCATCACTCGTCGGTGGTTTCGTCGGATTTATCGGGGCGGACACGTTGCGGGATCTGGCCACCACCATCGTAAATCGTCGTCTATCAGGCAACCAGCAAGGGGACAAAAAATGACATTTATCTTTAGCCAACGCAGCGAAGAACGCCTGAAAGGTGTCCACCCTGACCTGGTCAACGTGGCTCGGCGTGCGCTTGCGTTATCACCCGTAGATTTTGGCATTACCGAGGGGCTGCGCACGGTGGAGCGCCAGAAGCAGCTTGTCGCCGAGGGGAAAAGCCAGACCATGAACAGCCGCCATATCACGGGACACGCCGTTGATGTCTTTGCTTACCCCACACCGGCAGGTAGCTGGGATATGACGTATTACCGCCAGATTGCTGATGCCTTCAGCGCCGCCAGTAAAGAGCTTGGGATCCCCGTTGAATGGGGAGGCAATTGGACGACCCTCAAAGATGGGCCACATTTCCAGCTCCCGCACCGGGCGTACCCCGCATGAGTAAAACCGGCTGGCTGATGATTGCGGCAGCACTCCTTTCTTGTGCCGTTGCGGCGCTCTGGAATGACTTACAGAACGAGCAGGCCACCGTCGCTCGCCTGGTCAAAGAGCGGGATCGTCTCTCCACGCAACTCCGGCAGCAGCAAAGTCAGAACCTCCTGGAGCAGATAATCAGCCAGGGCGGGCTGGCGAACAGCCAGCAAGGCAACGCCGAACAGGAGAAAACACGAATTGAGATCAGGGAAAAAATTATCCATGAACCGTGCGCTGATCAGCCTGTGCCTGACGATGTTGCTGTCCGGATGTGGCAGCTCGTCGGTCGAGCCAGAAATAATGCCTTACCCACTGCTGCCAGCCAGCCTGACAGCCGCCCGGCTACCACCATTACCGAGTGATAAGCCCGGACACTTGACGTATGGCGAGGCCCTGCTCTGGAGTGCTGCCTTACTGGAGTTGCTCCGACAGAGTAACTGCGATAAGGCGCTCATTCGGCAGATTGAAACCTCCAGGATGGCCAGCATTGTGCAGGTTGGCCCGCTGCCTCAGCCAGCAGAGTGCAGCTTGCTAAATAAGGATTGATGAAATGGCAGTAGTAAGTTTTCAGTCATACGGATATAGCGCTGAGCCGGTTCGCGTCATGGTTGAGCGTATCACCCATTTTTATGGGGTTGATTACAACGGCAGAGCCGGGACCACCCTCGTATTAGACACCGGGAATGAGGTCATCGTCGGGGAATACTCCAGCGACGTCCAACGCAAGATTGAGGAAGCTCAGAGGGAGCGCTAATGGCCTGGCCACAGGACACACGGGACAAAGTCCGCAAAGGATACATTTTTGACCAGCTATCACTGGAGATGGTCTCGCTCAAGTGCGGAGTCCCGTTTGACACGGTGCGCCGCTGGAAGGTGGAGGCCACGAAAAAAGGTGACGACTGGGACAAGTTGCGCGTGGCTCACACGTTGGCGGGGGATGGTCTGGAGAGCATGGCCCGCACCGTGTTGATCAGTCTGGTAATTAAGTGCCAGGCAACGCTGGAGCTGATAAACCAAAATCCCGATATTCCGCCAAAAGAGTCCGTCGAGTTGTTGGCCAGTCTGTCAGACAGCCTGAGCAAGGCCGTTGCGTCCAGTAAGAAGATCTTGCCGGAGACTGACCGGCTGGCCACTGCGTTAGAGGTGGTTCAGAAGATGGGCGATTTTATCAATAAGAAAAACCCGGCGCTTTACGTGCCATTCGTCGAAGTCCTGGAACAGTTCGCCAACGTACTGGAAGACGAGTTCCGCTAATGATGGAGTAAATAATGGAAGAAATCACCAAATACACCGACCGGGCAGCTGACACAACGCAACTGGCGTTAAAAATTCGTGACGCTGTCCTCGGTGTAATCACCGAGGAAGAAAAAAACAGCGGCATTTACTTTGATGAGTCTGTTTGGTTAGCGATGCAGATGCTATGTGGCCCAAGGGATGCCGCAAGTGTGATCAGCTATTGCCAGGTTCAGAATCAGTGATCGTCTCTATGAGCATCCGGTAAGTATGGGTAAGCAGCTCCTCATAGCTCCTGATAATGCCCTCTTTGGGGCTGAGTATGGTATCCGGATGATGCTTGCTGGCTATCGCTGCGCAGACCGTATCATTGGCAATACGGGCAATTTTAATTTTTTGGTCGATGGTCAATTTTACTTCACTCACGTTATGGCTCCTTGTTAACAGATTGATTTAACCGATTATGACGTTATCACAGTGAGTTTTTTTGTGTAACAGCCCAGGGGGGCAGATGCAAAAGCAAACCATAGGAAATGCAACGCTGTACTGCGGCGACGTTCTGGAGGTATTGCCGACGCTTGCCCCCGGGTTTGATGCGGTCATCACTGACCCGCCATACAGTTCCGGCGGCTTGCACAAAGGCCAGCGGGCAGCAGCGCCTTCTGAAAAATACACCGGTAATAACAATCACGCCGAGTTCAGTGGCGACAACCGGGACCAGCGCAGCTGGGCGTTCTGGTGCTCTCACTGGCTCGGTATGGCCACCCGATTAGCCCGTCCGGGCGCTTACGTCATGATTTTTTCCGACTGGCGACAACTGCCAACGCTGACCGATGCCCTTCAGGCCGGTGGCGTTCTCTGGCGTGGTCTCGTCGTCTGGGACAAGACACTCTCCTCACGTGCTCCCCATACCGGTTATTTTCGCCACCAGGCTGAGTATGTGGTTTGGGGGAGCCTCGGCAAACTGGAGCAGTGCCAGCACGGTGGCCCGTTCCCTGGCGTTATCGTTGAGCGGGTCAACCCGGCGGAGAAACTCCACATGACGGCGAAACCGGTCCGAGTCATGGAACAGCTCATCAAACCCTTGGCACCAGGGGCGCACGTTCTGGATCCCTTTATGGGGTCAGCGTCGACGGCCATCCCCGTGTTGGCCCGGGGCGACAGCTTCACCGGGATTGAACTCTCACAACAATATTTTGATATTGCCTGCGCCCGTATCGAGAAGGCCGTGGCAGAACAGGATCAGGTGTAACGTGGCCAAGCGGAAAATATCGCTAAAGGAATTTCAGAAGGAATTACAGGAGTATATCGCTAACCTCCGCCAGACCATTGAGGCGGAGTGTCTGGGTTTCGCGGTAGATGCTGAAGCTACAAAAAAACGCTGCGCCGCCGTGGCTGACCCGGTCACGGGGTACGATTATTTTGTCGAGACTTATTTCCCGCACTACGTCCGCAACCCGGCAAAAAGCGAACTGCACAAGTATTTATTCAAACGACTGCCGCAGATTATCGCCAGCCCTGACGGCGAGAACGACGCCATAGCGGCCCCGCGTGGTGAAGCCAAATCAACGTTGGTCAGCCAGTTGTTCGTTCTGTGGACCATTATCCGGAGCATCAAACATTACCCGGTCATCATAATGGACTCGATAGACCAGGCGTACCCGATGCTGGAGGCCATCAAAGCGGAACTGGAATTTAACCCACGTTTAAAAAACGACTTCGCGGCGGTGTGTGGCCAGGGGCGCGTCTGGCGAATGGGGACCATTGTCACCGCCAACAATATCAAGGTCACGGTCGCGGGTAGCGGTAAAAAGCTGCGCGGCCTACGTCATGGTCCGTACCGTCCTGACCTGGTTATCCTGGACGATATCGAGAACGACGAGATGGTCCGCAACCATGAGCAGCGCGACAAACTCCACGGTTGGCTAACGAAGACGGTCATGCCGCTCGGCGAAGCAGGCGGAAAAACCGACATCGTCTACATCGGGACCATCCTCCACTACGATTCCGTTCTCTCCCGAACGCTGGATAACCCCATGTGGAAGACCGCCCGATTTAAGGCCGTGATCCAGTGGCCCGCAAATATGAAACTGTGGGACGAGTGGGAAGAACTGATCCGCAATAAGCAGGTGGAGGAAGCCGAACGCTATTACATCGAGAACGAGGCCGCCATGCTGAAGGACTCGATTGTCTCATGGGCGGCGCGTCCGCTGCTGGCCTTGATGAAAATCCGCGTTCGTGATGGTCACGACACCTTCGACAGCGAATACCAGAACGACCCGGTGAGCGGCGAAGATGCGCTGTTCGTCGGCTGTATTAATTTCTGGGTGAACCGGCTCCCTGAATGGGTGTTTTATGGCGCGGTTGACCCGAGCCTCGGCAAGAAGAACAAGAAGCGCGACCCGTCCGCCATTTTGGTCGGCGGCTTTAATCGCTACACCGGGATCCTTGACGTCGTGGAAGCCGATATCCGTCGCCGTTTACCCGATAAAATTATTGAAGACACCATCAAGTACCAGCGCGAATGGCACTGCCTTTGCTGGTCCATTGAGGCGGTCCAGTTTCAGGAGTTTTTACGCACCGTGTTAGTTGAACGTTCCGCCAAATTAGGCGTCCCGGTTCCGGCGCTGCCGGTCATTCCGCTGGAAGATAAAGCCCTGCGTATCGAGTCGTTACAGCCGCACATGGTCAACGGTCTGATCCGGGTCAGTCCGGCCCACCAGACCCTGATTGACCAACTCAGGCACTACCCGAAGGCAGACCACGACGATGGCCCGGACTGTCTCGATATGCTCTGGAGGCTGGCCGTCTCCCGCAGTGCTAAATTTCAGGTACACACGCCCCGCGGTGGTTCGCGTGATCGTGATGCTCGTTTTGGTTCCGGAGGTGCCTGGTAATGGCGATTGTTGATATGTACGGGCAACCGTTACAGCGCGAGGCCCTGAAGACGGAGCAGACCGTTAAGGTGGCGGAGCGCCTGCGCATTTATCCCGATCACCCGTCACGCGGGCTGAATATTCGCCGCCTGCCGCGCATTCTGGAAGCCGCCGAACAGGGCAGTCTTTCCGCTCAGGCGTGCCTGTTTGGCGATATGGAAGAACGTGATGGCCATCTGTTCGCCGAGATGGAGAAGCGTCGCAACGCGCTGTTAACCCTGGATTGGTCAATCGAACCGCCTCCGAACGCCACCGCTGAGGAGCTTAACCTCACCGCCGCCGTGGCCGATTGGATGGGCGGGATCCCCAATATGGAAGACGTCATCCTCAACGGCATGAGCGCTGTCGGCTATGGCTTCAGTTGCCAGGAGATCGCCTGGGAGCTGGTCGATAAAGTCTGGCTGCCGGAGTCACTGACCAAACGCCCACACTATTGGTTTAACACCTTGCCGGACCAGGGCGACGAAATTCGTCTCGACGATGGCAGCTATCAGGACGGCAAAAGCGGCGCGGCGTTGTGGCCGTTCGGCTGGCTGGTTCACCGCAATAACGCCCGGTCTGGCTTCATCGGCTCGTCCGGACTGTTCCGTGTGCTGGTCTGGCCGTATCTGTTCAAGAACTTTGCGCTGCGCGATCTCGCGGAGTTCCTGGAGATTTACGGCCTCCCGGCCCGTATTGCTTACTACGCCCAGGGGACCAGTGACGAAGACCGCGATGAAATTCTCCAGGCGTTAGTCCATCTCGGCCATGAGGCTGTGGCCGCCATTCCCCAGGGGAATGAAATTAAGTTCGAAGAAGCGGCCAGTGGTGGTGCTGATACGTTTATGTCCATGATTGACTGGGCTGAGCGGACCGTATCCAAAGCGGTTTTAGGCAGTACGCTGACCAGCCAGGCCGATGGGAAGACCTCGACCAACGCGCTGGGGAACGTCCACAACGAGGTCCGCCACGATATCCTGACCGCCGACGCCCGTCAGTTAGAGGGGATGTTCCTCAGCATGACCCAGATGATGGCTGCGCTGAACGGCTACGGAGATATCAGGGCGCGACGCCTCCCGCGTTTTGTCTTCGATACCCAGGAAGAAATCGCGTTTAAAGACTGGGCGACGGGGCTGGCCACGCTGGTGAACGATGTCCGTCTGCCTGACATCCCACAATCGTGGGTCCGCAAAAAAATCGGCATCCCCACACCGAAGGACGGCGAGCCAGTGTTGGCGCTGCCTGCGGTCATCGATAATACCGCTAGCCTTAGCCGTATTCGTGCGGGCCTGCGTCTGGCCGCATTGAACCAGGCGACGGAGGAAGACGACCCCGCACAGAACGCCATCGACCACGCCGACCTGCCCGCAGACGACCTAAATCAGGGGATGCAGGCGTTACTGACCCCGCTGGTTGCCGCACTCCAGCAGGGCCAAAGCGCGGATGAGGCGATGAACATCCTGGCGCAAGCCTGGCCGACGCTCCCGGATGCCGCGCTGCGCCAGTTACTGGAGCAGGCTCTTTTTGTGTCGGATGTCTGGGGGCGACTGAATGCCGACAGCTGACGATGTTGATCTGGGCTTCGCCTACCGGCTTACCCCGGAAGAAGCGATCAATTATTTCGAGGGCAAAGGCTACGCCATCGGCTTCAACTGGCACGATGTGCAAACGGTCGCCCATGCCCGGGCGTTTACCGTGGCTGGCGTTCTGAAACTCGACGTTTTGAACGATATCCGAAACGGCCTGACCGATTCCCTGGCGAACGGGGGAACCTATCGGGAGTTCGTCAACAACCTGCAGCCGGTACTGGAGGCGAAGGGCTGGATGGGGAAAGGCCTGGTTGCTGACCCGGAGACCGGCGAACTCCAGGGGAAGCAGTTAACGCCGCGCCGGCTACAGACTATTTTCGACACCAACATTCAGTCCAGCTATAACGCAGGCCGCTACGTCCAGCAGATGGCCAACGTGGCCGATCGTCCGTATCTTGAGCGTGTCGCCGTGATGGACAGCCACACCCGCCCACGACATGCCGCGCTGAACGGCTTCACGGCCCGCGCTGACGACCCGGTCTGGGAATACTTCTACACCCCTGATGGATACGGTTGCCGCTGCCGTATCCGCGCCCGTTCGCAGGCCGATGTCGACAAGTATGGCCTCAACGTTCAGAGCAGTGAGGGCCGCTTGGTGGAGGTGGAGCAGGAATACGGCCAGCCTGGCAAGACCATCAAGACGATGGGCCTCACTATGCCGGACGGTACTGTCTACACCGCCGACCCAGGGTTCGGGTTCAACCCGGGCAAAGTGGCGTATCAGCCGGAACTGGAAAAGTATTATTATTCATCGGCGCGTCAGTACGTCACCGGCTCCCTGACCGGTCCCGATTTTGCGCAGGGTGTGAAGAATGTCGCGCAGCTGGACAATGCACAGCGTTACCCGCTCGCCGTGTTGTCACCGTCACAGGTCAGCCACACTGGCGCCGAACGTCAGACCGTCAATCTTACCGCGCCGGTGATGCAGCAATTGGCCGAACGCCTGGCACCGCCTGCGCTGTCGGATTACGTCCTGATCCAGCAGACCATCGAGAATGCGGAAACGTTGACACAAAACGGCAGCACCTGGCGCTATTCGTTGCGATATGGCGACCGCTGGTCGGTGGCCATGGTCGACGGTGACGCGTTGACTGACTGGACGCTACAGGACACGCCGGAGGAATAATGGCCAAAGACAAGCTTGATCTGAAAGTCGACCTGACTGCGTATAATACCGCGCTGGGGAAACTGATTCGCTCAACGACCCAGCGGCGTGACCTGATGACGGCGCTGGCTGGAACAATGCTCGACGCGGTGGAAACCAATTTCCAACACGAGGGCCGCCCTAAGTGGATGGGCTGGAGTCCGGCCTATGCTAAGCAGCGTGGTCCTGGCCAAATCCTCCAGAAGTCTGGGCGACTGGCAGCCAGTATCCGCGCTGCCGTGACGAATGACGACGCCACGGTCGGGACCAATGTACGTTACGCGCGGATCCATAACCAGGGCGGCGAGATTAAGCACTCAGCCAAAACCCAAAACCTCTATTTCAAACAGTACAAAAATGGCAGTGTCAGTCGCCAGTTCGTCAAAAAGCGCAACAGTAATTTTGTGCAGAGTGCCACGGTCGGAGCCTATACCGTGAAGATGCCAGCGCGTCCGTTCCTGCAACTTATCGACAGCGATATCACCGACCTGGAGGAAACCGCCAATCGCTATTTTGCCAGCGTGATTGACTAAGCATACACAAACGCGCTGTAATCCCCGCTACGCGTTCCAGTACCCTCGAATGCAGTCCGATGACACTTACCCGGTTAAAACCGCTTACAATCGTTTTTAAAAAGGGTTTAAAAGCGGTTCAGCCTCCAGTCCCCTCTGCATTAAACACATCTAAGCGCTGAACCCTCTCAGCCGCTACCCCTATCCGAAGCGCGTCATCATGCTGGCCATGAAAACACGTATTGCGGCTTTAGCCCTCGAAATTAACAGCAGCGCCAACGAGATCCAGCTGTTCCCCGCCGGAGAGTTTGCTGGCGTCGATGGTCGCCCGACTGACGTCGACGGCGGAAAATGGGTTATTAACGCCACGCTTGCCGCAGCTCTGGTGGCGCAAGTCGACGCTGCAAAGACCCCGTTCGTCATTGACTACGAACATCAAACGTTGCACAGCGCCAAGAACGGCCAGCCCGCCCCAGCGGCTGGCTGGTTCAGCAAGGTGGAATGGCGCGAAGGTGATGGTTTATATGCCGTCGGCGTCGAATGGACGGCTAACGCCGCCGCGATGATTGCCGCGAAGGAATACCGCTTTATTTCCCCTGTCTTTAGCTACAACAAACGCGGCGAAGTTCGCCAACTGCTTCACGCCGCGCTCACAAACACCCCTGCGTTAGACGACATGGACGAGGTCATGCTTGCCGCCGCCAGTCGTCTGGCGTCCTTATCAACCGAATTGGAGACCACCATCGTGGATGACGAATATTTAGCAGACCTCCTAACCAGCCTGCGCTGGATGTTAAACATGCCAGTGAGTTCAACCCCCGAGGACATCAAGGGTGAGTTGCAAAAAGTAATCAATGCCATCTCTCAGGGCCAGGGCACAGCTGCCGCCTCTGTCGGTCTGCTTGCGCTGCTGGCACAACGCGATGAACAAATCGCCAGCCTGTCAGCCAATGCCTATGACCCGGCGAAACACTCCCCGATTGAGGTCGTGACCGAATTACAGACGCGCCTGGTGGCGTTGTCGCAGAACTCCAGCACCGCTGAAGTCGACACGCTGGTTCAAGCCGCATTGTCGGATGGGCGCTTGTTGCCGGTTCAGGAGAACTGGGCGAAGGACTACGGCAAAAAGGACGTGGCCGCGCTCAAGTCCTGGTTGGACACCGCACCGAGAATTGCCGCCCTGACCAGCCAGCAGAGCGACACCATTATTCCCCCGAAACCGGAAGACAAAATCAGCGTAGCGCAGTTAACCGCCGAACAAATCGCGCTGTGTAATCAGTTCGGCAACGACCCGGCAGAAATGGCCAAATTACTGAAGGACTAACCCTATGGATCGTAATACGTGGCGTAAAGACGGGCTGCTCATCCCCTTCAAGGTGGCCAGCGGTGTAAAAATTTACGGTGGCCATATGGTCGCCATCAACGAGGACGGTTTCACCGTTCCCGCCGACAAGGGCAGCGACACCGATAATCTGGCTGTCATTGGTATTTCCGACGAGTTTGTCGACAACACCGACGGCGCAGACGGCGATGTTGTTGTAAACATCCGACGTGAAGCCGGTTTTTGTCTGGCTAACAGCTCAGCCAAGCCGGTGACGCAGGCGCTGGTCGGCAGACGTTGCCAGGTAGCGGACAGCGTGACCGTCGCCGTTGACCCCGATTCAAAACGTACCGCCGGGACGGTGATCGAAGTTTCTCCAGATGGCGTCTGGGTTTACATCTCTTAAGGAGTAATAAAAAAATGATTGTTAACAAGGCGAATATTCAGGTGTTTTTCGTCAACCTTAAAACCACGTTTATGAATGCGTTAAAAGGCACGCCGACAATGTGGAATAAGGTGGCGCAAAAAGTCCCCTCTGACGGCAAAGCCAATGATTACGGCTGGCTGTCAGACTTCCCGGAAATGCGCGAATGGATTGGAGACAAGGTTCTTAAAGCGCTTTCGGCATTTAATTACACCGTTATTAATAAGGACTGGGAAGCCACGATCACGGTCAAGCGTAATGACCTGAAGGACGACACTACGGGTCAGTACGCGGTGAAAGCGAATGCCGCCGGTAAATCAGGCGCACACCTTCCCGATCGCATTGTCGCGGGCCTTATCAACAACGGTTTTAATTCGTTCTGTTATGACGGCCAGTATTTTTTTGACACCGACCACCCGGTAGGCGCTGGCACCTTCTCCAACAAGGGGGCGAAAAAGCTGTCCAGTTCATCCGTTGCAGCAGCTAAAGCCTCTTTCGGTGCGGCCCGCACACAGATGCAGACACTCAAGAATGAAGACGGTGAGCCACTGGGGATCAGCCCGAACATTCTGCTGGTTTCACCCACATTGCAGGATGAGGCCAACACCCTGATGACGGCAGAGAAATTAGGGGATGAAACCAATATTTATAAAGGAGCCTGTGAGGTTGTCGTGTGGCCTCGTCTGACCAGCGATACCGCGTGGTATTTACTGGACACCAGCCAGCTGTTAATGCCTTTCCTCTACCAGGAGCGTGAAGCACCGCACCCAGTAGAGCAGACCGGTTTGGACTCAGACGATGCGTTTATGCGCGGTGAATGGAAGTTCGGTGTAGAGGCGCGGGCGAACGGTGGCTATGGCTTGCCACAAACGGCCTACGGTTCTACTGGTACGGAGGCGTAAGACATGGAAAAGGTTATCGATATCACGGCCAAGCGTGAAGGCTTCCGTCGTGCGGGCATGACCCACAGCGATCAGACCCAGACCTACCCGCTGTCACGCTTTTCGAAAACTCAACTGGAGCAACTTCAGGCCGAGCCGATGCTGGTCGTGGCCATCCGTAACAAAGACGATGCGGCAAACAGCGGGGGCGACCAGCTCGACGGACTGAAGCAAAAAATTCTTCAGCTTGAGGGGGATATTCAAATCCTGGTGAGTCAGGAGGTCGACGCCAAAAATCAGATCGCCACGCTGACAAGCCAACTGGCTGACGAACAGGCAAAAAATAAAAGCATTCTCGATTTGCATGAGGATGTTCGCTCCGAAGCCACTCAACAGTTGGAAGATGAGCGTCAGAAGACCAGCGAACTGACCACAGAGCTGGACGGTGAACGCCAGAAGGTCGCAGACCTGACTGCGCAGTTGGAAGCCGCCACCAAGAAAGGGAAATAATCATGAGTTACGCCACACCAGAGCAGTTCGTTAAAACCTTCAGCGAACGGGAAACCGTCTCACTGACCGATGAAAAACGTACCGGCGCGGTCGATAACGACAAGCTGACCTTCGCGCTGGAGCGTGCCAGCAACGTCATTGATGGTTATTTGGTGGGGCGTTACAAAACACCGTGGCCAGACAGCCCAGGGATCTTGATCGGCTACTGCTGTGACATTACCCGTTACCAACTGGCCACTGATTACCGGATTTTGTCCGAGGAAATTCGCCTGCGCTATGACGACGCGATCAAGTTTTTGGAGAAAGTGGCCAGCGGCAAGATTAATCTCGGGCGCGACACCTCCGGCGGTGTGATCCAGTCATCGTCTCAGATGCGGATTTATTCCGGTGTTCGCCAGTTCGGTCGTGAGTCGACTCGCGGGGGGGCGTTTTGATTACCGATATTGAATTGGCACTGGTCGACCGTCTGCGTCGTGGCCTTGGGGCGATGGTTCACGATGTGACCACCTACGCGGGCGAGCTGGACGACGACATGGGGAGGATCCTCCATCGTCTCCCTGGCGTCTGGGTCACGTTCGGCGGTATCCAAAAGACCGAACGTTCCAGCACCTCTCGCCAGAAACGGGTAGTAACGGGGCGTTTTGTGGTCGTGGTCGGCGACTACAACACCCGCGACGAACAGAGCACCCGACACGGCGGCGTCAATCTGAATGAGGTCGGGACCAACCTCCTGGTGGAGTCGGTTCGCCGACTCATCACCGGCCAAGATTTAGGGATGAAAATCGACTATTTCGAGCCAGGCCGGGTCCGCACCCTGTTTAACTCAAAGACGGAGGACAAGGCGGCATCCGTCTTTGCCTGTGAATTCGATACGAAGTGGATGGAGTTGGCACTGGAGAATGGCCAATGGCCTGAGCGGTCGGCAGACCCCGATGCACCGGACGCGGCGTTTAATACCTACCGGGGCGAACTGTCCGACCCTGCCCCTGATTTATTGCGTATCGGGATGCGCTATCACCAGCCAGGAACGGCACCGGCAGATGACCCCGAAGACCTGGTCGAACTGAGGAAAGAGAACAATGGCAACAATCAAAGTTAAAGCGGCCCCGGGCGTGAGTCAGTTCCCGAAGGAGCGCGACGTAAAAAACTACATCACCGGGGAGCCGGTCGAGGTTGAAAGCTCGGCCTATTATCGCCGCGCCCTGAAAGATGGCGATTTGCTGCTGGTTAACGATACGCCGCCAGCGGCTTCCGGCGGGCAGGTTCCGGCCAATAAAGTCGAAACCACTCAGGATAAAGCAACCAAGAAGGCGTCCGAGAATGAGTGAGATCCAGTTTGACACCATCCCGAACAGTATCCGCAAACCGGGAACATACATTGAATTTAACACCCGCCTGGCGGTTAACACGCTCCCTGGGAACCCTCAGCGCGTTCTGGTGATCGGGCCGATGTTATCCACCGGCACCGCCGAGCCGCTGACCGCTGTTTCGGTGTTCTCGGACGATGAAGCTGGGGCTTATTTCGGTGCGGGTTCGCTGGCAGCCAACATGGCCAGCGCGGCCATCACGGCCAACAGCTATCTTCAACTGGATGTTATCGGCATTGAAAATGGAGAGGCCGGGGTAGCGGCTGGGGGTAGCCTGAAGATTGCAGGCACGGCAACAAAGACCGGGACGCTCTCTCTGTGGATTGCCGGGAAACAGGTTGCCGTGAATGTGGCCAGTGGCGACAAGCCGCAAGCTATTATTCCGGCCCTGGTAGCGGCGATGGAGCAGGACCCGACGCTCCTGGTCTCAGGTGCGTTTGACACGGAGAACAGCCAGCTCACGGTCTCAGCCAACACCTTTGGCGAATGGGGTAATGGCATCACGTTACAGGCCAGCACCACCGTAACCGGGTTGACGCTCACCCTCACCCCTATGGCGGGCGGTGAAATGGATCCCGATATTCAGCCCGCGCTGGATGCCGTCTTTGCTGCTGGCCATAACATTCTTATCTGTCCTTTCAACACCGATGATGCACTGGCGGCGCTAAGTGAACACCTGACCAGCACCGGTAGCGCGATGGAGCAGCGCGGCGCGGTCGGTTGTGCTGGCTGGGTAGGCAGCCTCGGGACGGGGACAACGCTCGCCACCCACGTGAACGATGGGCGAGTTTCCATTCCCTGGTATCGCGGTTCGCAAAAGTTGCCCGCCATCCTTGCGGCGACGTATGGCGCGGTGATGGCCAGCGAAGAAGACCCGGCCCGTCCGCTGAACACCCTCCCACTAAAAGGGATGGATATTGTGGCCATGACGCAGCGCGAAGGCCGCAACGAGCAGGAAAGCGCCTTGTATAACGGCCTTACCCCGATTGAGGTCGGCCCTGGTAATACGGTGCAGATTGTCCGTGCGGTCAGCTCGTACATCGTCAATCAGCAAGGTGTTGAAGACCCCGCACTGTTGGATATTACCTCCATTCGCACGCTGGATTACACCCGCAAAGCCTGCCGCGATCGCATGAGCCTGCGCTTCCCGCGTGAAAAGCTCAGCACACGTACCCCGCCGAAGGTTCAGAGCGAGCTGTACGACGTGCTGACCAAGCTGGATGAGGCAGAAATCCTGGAGAACGTGGCCGCCAACAAGGACAAGCTGATCGTCAAGAAAAGTGGCTTTGATCCTAACCGCTGTGATTCGGTTATTCCGGCTGACGTCGTCAATGGTCTGCACGTTTTCGCAGGCCGCATCGATATGATTTTGTAAGGAGGGCTACCCATGGCGCTTGAAGAATACGTCGGTTCGATTGTGCTGGAGATCGACAGCCAGGAAATCGAAATTACCGACCTGGACGTACAAATCGCAACGGGTCGTAAGCTCGTCAAGACGATGAATAAAACCGGCAAGGCGAAAGGCTTTTCCCGGGGTATCGCCACCTATGAGCTGTCAGTGTCTGCGGTTATTCCTGACACTGACGAGCCGGACTGGGAGAATCTGGAAGGCGTGAAGGTCTCCATTTATCCACTGAATAACAGCAGTCAGCGGACCTCCTACCTGGATTGCTTCACCACGGAGGTGGGGGAAAAATACACCGTCGACAATGAAGCTAAAGTCGATATCAAACTGGCTGCATTGAGTAAGGTTGACGCATGACACAGGTAAAAACTGAGACTGGAAAATTGCTGGATGGCGTTCCGTTCGGCGACGCCTTCCATTTTGACTTTGAGATCCGTTTGCCGGTGATGAAGATCACCGGCCAGGCCCTTGAGGAGACGGAGGATAAGTACGGCACCATTGAGGGCTACGCGGCGGATTCGTTCTACAGAACGGCGGTCTTTGCGGGGGCACTGATCCGCCTTGGCGACATTCCTCCAGAGGAACTGACGGCGGAGCTGTTAAATGACTACCTGACTGAAGACGACTATGACGTGCTGAGTGCAGCGGTTAAACGTCTGAAGGTAAAGCGGAACGGCGGGAATCCCGGCTCGCCGGACTCCGACTCGCCGCCCTTGCCCTCGGACGATACGGCATCACCGAAGACCAAATAATGCAAATGAGCCGTCCGGAACTGGACGGCAGACTTGCGGCCCTCAGCAAACTGAACGGCAACAAGCCAGGGAAAAAGGATCCCACCGTCACCCACCAGTCCTTTAAATCCCGCAGAACGAAACGTAAAAAAGGGAAATCCCGCAATGGCCGGTAACTTCAAAGTTGGTATGACCCTGTCCGCAAAGGATGACGCCTCTGCGGTACTGGTCAAAGGCCTGAAACTCACCACCAAAGCCGCTACAGACGCGGAAAAAGCGGTCGGTAGTGCGGGCGATGCCGCGAAGAAAAGCGGCGAGCAAAGCGCCAGAAGTGCCAGGACAGCGGCGGAGGAATCCCGACGCGCTGCTGCGGCCCGGGAAAATCTTGGCGTTCGCTCCGAGCGCACCGTCCAACGCGAAATAGCCCAGACCATCGCCAGTTACAACCGCCTGGCACGAAGCGGCGTGGCGTCCGCCCGGGAGCAGGATAAAGCCTTCCGGGCGATGAAAGGCCGCATCCGGGAGCTGCGCCAGGAGATGCGCGGCTTTAGCCGCATGGCTGAAGCCAAACGCATTGGCAGCAATACCATGAGCATTGCGGGAGGACTGGCTGCAGGTGTCGCCATGACAGCCGCCCCCGTCAACCGTCAGATGGTGTATGAACGCCAGCTCTCCATGATGGCGAATACCGCATTTGGCGACGGTGGCCAGGCAGGACGGTTGGCAGGGCGTGACAAGTTGAAGACCAGCATCCGCCAGGCGGTGGGTTACGGTGGCGGCACCAAAGAAGATGCCTCAGAAGCGATGAACCAGATGCTGGCCAGCGGCGTCGTGTCCTACGACTCCGCGAACAAGCTCCTGCCTGAACTGATGAAAAGCGCCACCGCTTCCGGCGCGTCTGCGCTTGACCTTGCCACGCTGGCCATCAAAGGCAAGCAGTCGTTCGGCATGAAGGACGAAGACATTTCCACCATGTTGAATATGTCCATCGCCGCCGGTAAGGCCGGTAACTTTGAACTTAAAGACATGGCCCGTTGGTTGGCCCCACAGATGGCCGCAGCGGGGGCTGCCGGGATGAAGGGCATGGACGACTTCACCAAACTGTTGACCCTGAACGAAGCCGCCGGGGTCACGGCGGGCAGCAGCGACGAAGCCGGGAATAACGTCGTCAACCTGCTGGCCAAACTCACCAGCCGTGAGGCGGCAGATTCGGCTGCTCGTATCAAGATCAACGGCCACGGTATCGACTTGCCTGGCACACTGGCGAACGCCCGCGAAAAAGGAATTGACCCTATCGAAGCGTTCTCCCGTGTGGTGGACAAGGTGGTGGGCAGCGATAAGCGCTATCAGCAGCTCCAGGCGAAGATGGCCAGCACGAAAGACGACGGCGAACGCCGCGCCGTGATGGAGTCAATGGCCACCATCCTGGAGGGGAGTGGCGTCGGCAAGATTATGGCAGACCGTCAGGCGCTGATGGGCTTGCTGGCCTACCGTAATAATCCAGAGTACCGGAAACAGGTCGAGGCGGAAATTAACCAGCAGCGCACCTTACCTGTTGGTAAACGGGCCGGGGATGAAGATTTTGAATTTATTGCTAATACCAACGATTACAAGGTCGAGCAGGCAAAGAACACAGCCGATTTTGCACAGATGGACAGCGTCAAAAAACTGGCGGACGCGGTTGGAAGCGCCGCTGACCAGGCGTCTCGGCTGGGTCAGGAATTCCCTGGGCTGGCGGCGGCCGCTGCCGGGGCCACGACTGCTATCCAGTCGATGACTGCTGCTGCGGTGGCCTTTGCGGGGATTAAGTTCCTGACGGGCGGCGCAGGAGCCGCGACCGGTGCTGCGGCTGCCACCACGACCGCCGTGGCTACAGCGGCCAAAGGGGGCGGACTGTTGGGAACCGTCGGGAAAATCCTCGGCATTGGCGGAACCGCCACCGCCCTGGCCACCATGACCACGCCCGAAGAAGACGCAGCCGTAACGGGCAGCGAGGAACGCTGGAAACAGATCCGCGCTAAATACCCGCAGACCACCATCGACGCGGCCCGCAAAAAATACCAGCCCTGGTACCAGTTCGGTGAAGGTTACTCAACGGAAAACGAGCAGTGGATCCAGCGCTATCTGGACGACCAACAGAGCAGCGCCGGAAGCGCATCCGTCTCTCCTGCACAAGTCGCCGATGTCTCGCCAGGGGCAAGCGGTCCAGGCATGGCACCAGGGCCGCAAAACAACGCTACCCCGCAGCAGGCACAGGCGGGAGCACAGGCCACGCCACCGGTTAACGTGACCACACAGTTGGTCGTGGATGGCCACGTTCTGGCGGAGGCGGTCAACGCCTACAACGTGCAGGACGGAAACAGAGGCACAGGAGGACCCAAATAATGGGCTGGGCTGATAATCTGCAAATAGCATCATTCAGGGGCGTGACATTCGACGTCACGGCCACAAACGAACAAATCAGCCGCGATCATGCGCAGTATGAATACCCTAACGTCGACGGTGCAGACGTGAAGGACCTCGGGCGGAAGCCGCGAACGTTCCGCTTGACTGCGTTCTTGTGGGGCGACACCTACGAATACCGGTTACAGCGTTTGATCGCTGTCTTGGACGAGCCTGGCGACGGTGAACTGATCCACCCGGTTTATGGTTCCATTCCGTCAGTCATCGTCCCCAGTTATGACATCCGACATGATGCCGAGAATCCAGACAGCTGTACGGTGGAGCTGAATTTTTTGGAGAACCGGACCGGAACCACGCTGTTCAGCACCGCATTACCGGAGATGTTCGGCAGCGCATTATTCGACGAACTGGACCGACTCACCAACGAGCTGGGCGATTTTTTCGCCGCCATTACTGCGCCATTAAATACCGTTAATAGCCTCATTAAACGGGGTAAAACCATTGAGTCCACACTCATTAACACGCTGCTGACGTTTAAAAGTGACGTGAGCTATAGCGCCGATCAGTTGGTCGGGCTGGCCAGTTCCCCCGGTAAGTTTATTCAGGAGCTGAGTAACGTCCTGGAAGTTCACACCACCAACGTGGCCAGCGCCGTTCCTTCCCTGGCGGTGTCAGCCCCCGTGACGACCCTCGGGATGGCTCCAGCCGTACCCGATGCAGCCACGCCGTCGACGGTGGTCTCCAGTTGGAATGAGGTTGTCAGCGATATGGACAGCCTGGTTGATTTGCCGGAGTCCTTTATTAATGGCGATGTGACCCCAGTCGTCCCACTACCGTCTGGCTCGTCGTTGTCTGACGTGCAGGATGTTAAAGCAGCTTATTCAGTGTCCGCCGTGACGGAGCTGGCCAGTGCGGCCTGCGCGATGTTATCGGATGAAGCGCAGACGACCTTACTCACGCCCGACGATATCGAAAAGCTGGTTGATGATGTCCGCACCAGGATCCAATCGTCCATCACGTTCTTACGCTCACGTTACGAGCCAGGCCGGGCGCTGATAACCGAAACCGCATCCCCGATTGGGATCATGTGGCTGTCGCTGGTTGATGGTCTGGAGAGCACAGGGCTGGCAGTGCAGGCTTTAGGGCTGCTGGTTCTGTCCCGTCGCCCACCGTTGACCCGTAAATACGTACAGGCCGACAGCTGCCTGCGTCTTCTGGCGCATGACTGGTACGCCGATCATAACCGCGCAGCGGAGCTGCTTCGCCTGAATCCACAGGTTCGGGATCCGAACCTTATCACCGCCGGGATGGTCCTCAATGCCTACGCAAAATGATGAACGGGATATTATCAGCCTGGTCATTGCTGGCCGGGTGCACTCTGATTGGTCAAACTATCGCATCGACAGCGATTTTTTAAAGCCTGCGGACGCCTGGCAATTATCGCTCGGCCTGCCGGATAAGACCTTCCCGGCGGACATTGTGCGCGGTGCGGCGGTGAAGCTCCAGGTCGGCGGCGAGACCGTCCTCAGTGGCAGGATTGATTCGGTTCGCCGCATTGTCTCCCGGCAGAACTATTCGTTAGCACTGACCGGGCGTGATGACGCGGCCATTCTGGTCGACTGCGCCGCACCGGTCTTCAGTGCCAATCAGCTTACCCTGGACGAGGTCATCGAGAAGATAGTCAGGCCGCTGGGGATCCGTAATATCCGCGTACAGGCTGACAGCGCCCCGCGTAACGACAAGGTAACGATTGAGCCGGGAACGCGGGCGTGGGACGCACTGGAGAAGGCCGCCGCCGGTCGCGGTCTGTGGGCATGGCAGGCGGCTGACGGGACATTAATCGTCGGTGGCCCGGATTACTCGGCTAAGCCAGTCGCTACGCTGGTCCTGAAGAATGACGGCACCGGCAATAACGTTTTATCCCTGGAGGACAACCGTTCTATTAATGGTTGCTATTCGGAGCTGACCGCATTGGCTCAGGGCCATGCCCGCCGCGCAGACAGCAAAAGTGATACAGCCCCGCTCCCGATGGATATTTGGGACGATAACGGTCGCGTGATACTAAAATCCGCCAGCGACAATACAGGCGACAGCCAGACCGGCTCCCACAACATGAAAGCCGTGGCCACCGACCCGACGGTGGCGTATTACCGCCCGCAGATAATCACCATCGGGGACACCAACAACATGGAGCAGGTCAACTACAGGGCTAAAAAATCCATGAGCGATGCCCGGCTGTCAGGCTGGGATATCAGCGCCGAGGTGGCAGGCCACAGAACCGCTGACGGCGTCCTGTGGGAGCCAGGCCAACGGGTCCGCATTGTCAGTGAACCTCACGGCTTTGACGCCATTTTTTTCCTGATGGGTCGCCAGTTCAGTGGCGGGCGTAATGGCCAGGCAACCAGCCTGAGATTTAAAGAGGATGGCGTGTGGATACCTGACGCGTTCCCGCGTGAGAAAAAACGCCGCCACCGTCGTGGCAAGAAAGGTAAAAACGACGTGGCAATCGTGGACGTATGAGGACATTACCATGTGGCAAAAAGTGAACCAACGCATAGGGCAAGCGCTCCAAAATATTCGCCAGGCGTTTCGTGTTGTCACTGGTTCCACCGACAGCACGACGAAGGTCCAGATGCTCCAGCTCAGTGGACTGGCCGGGGAGAAACTGGACGGGGCAGAGTATTTTCAGCACTATGGCTACACCTCCAATCCGCCTGCCGGATGCATGGGGATCGCGGTCCCGCTCAATGGCCAGACGTCCCACACCGTCATCGTGGCCACTGAACACGGGACCTACAGGCTAAAAGAACTCAGCCCTGGGGAAGTGGCCCTCTACACCGACGAAGGCGCAAGCGTGGTCCTGAAGCGCGGGAAAATTATTGAGGCGACGTGCGACGTCTACCGTGTTAAGTGCAAGACTTATGAGGTGGAAGCCGAGGAAAGCGCCGACTTTACGACACCGAAAGTCACGGCCAGCCAGCAGGTTATCGCAACGGGTAAAATCAGCGGTAACGGCGGGATGGCCATCAAAGGCGGAGAAGATGGCGCAACGGCAACCTTTGAGGGTACACTCCGCCAGACCGGTGGTAATTATGAGACGGACGGCGATGTTAAAGCCGGGAACGTTTCACTCACTGACCACGAACACCCGAACGGCGACGGCGGCAATCCGACCGGCAAGCCAATAGCCTAATCGCTGAACCCCCTCAGCCGCTACCCCCTTAGCCATGCTGCCACACTGGCAGCATGGACCAGAATATTTCCCCCACGACCGGCGATTACACTCACAGCCGGATTGATTCACTTCAGAACGCGGTTTATCTGCGCCTTGAAACTCCGCTTGGGAGCTACTGGGCCGACCCCGCGCTGGGGTCACGTCTCAACGAGCTGAAGCGGGAAAAAGACGTTTCCCGGGTCAAGCTGCTGGCCGCTCAGTATTCAGAGCAGGCGCTTCAACCGTTGTTGAATGACGGGCGAGCACAATCCATTACCGTCGACACGCAAAAAGGCCCGACGGGGTGGCTGTTCCTGAACATCACCGTTAAAGATGGCTCAGGCACTCCCCACACGTTCAAACACCCCGTAAGGATCACCTGATGACATTCCCCGTCCCTACTGTCGCGGAAAGCACAGACCGCCAACTGCGTGACATTAAAAACGCGCTCCCGGATGAAAACATCGACACTGGCACCGACAGCGATTATGGCGTTCGCGCTAATGCCGTTTCCGGGGTAGCCGATGGTCTCTATGCACACCAGGGCTGGGTTGTTCGCCAGATTTTCCCCGACACCGCCGACACCGAAAATCTGGAGTTGCACTGTCGGACCCGCAACGTTTACCGCAAAAAGGCTACCGGTTCGTCCAGCACGGCAGGCGTCACGGGCACAGCTGGAAAGGTTCTCCCGGCTGGCGCACAAATTCGGGTCGAAGGCGTCAGCGTCACGACCACTGACACCTGCACCATTGGCGATGATGGGACGGGCATTGCGCCGGTCAAAAGCACAGCCACCGGCGCAGCAACCAATACCACAACCGCCGTCACAGCGACATTGGTCAGCCCGCCTGAAGGGATTAACAGTACGGTGACCGTTAACCCTCTGACGGGGGGGACCGATACGGAATTGAATGCCAGCTTGCTGGCGCGTTACCTGGACATTCTGCGCAAGCCACCGGCAGGCGGCAACAAGTACGACTATAAGCGCTGGGCGTTAGAGGTCGACGGCGTCACCTCGGCTTATGTCGAGCCGCTGCGTCGAGGGCTTGGGACCGTGGACGTGGCCATTACGTCAAATAATGATCTGCCGCCGCAGGACCTGATAAACGCCGTTCAGGCGCATATTGAGGACCTTCGCCCGGTGACAGCGAAAGATACGCTGATATTAGCCCCGACGAAAAAGTCGGTTGATTTTGTGGTTCAGGTTGCCGTCAGTGGCCTAACGATAGCGCAGGTCACGCCCTTGGTTCAGTCAGTTATTACTGACTTTATGAACCGATTGGAGCCTGGGCAATCGCTTATTATTTCCCAGCTAGAAACCGAAATTTCATTAATTAGCGGTGTGACCGACCGCAAAATAATTACGCCTGCCGGGAACGTCACGGCGGTGATTAATGAGACAACATGGGAATGGTTAAGAGCCGGGAATATTACGGTGGAGCCGCTGGCATGAATACGGTTGATTTATTCCGGGCATTACTCCCGCCCGTCAGCTATGACCCTAATGGCCAGAACCTGTCCGCTGAATTAAACGCGGAAGCCAATTTGATGGACACCGTTCGTGCATCAGCAGCCAGCGTTCTGGCATCAATTACGCCCTTTTATTCATCCGTGACGCTCTCCGACTGGGAGCGGGTCTATGAGGTCGCCCCCCGTGATGGGGCCACGCAGCAGGAACGCCGCCAGAATGTGCTGGTCAAGATGGCCGCGACGGGTGGGCTATCCATACCGTACTTCACCAGCCTGGCCGCCAGTCTCGGGTACACCATCACCATCACCGAACCCCGGGCCTTTCAGGCCGGGGTTAACCGATGTGGTGATCGCCTGTACGTCGAAGGGATGCGTTGGGTCTGGCAGGTGAACGTGTTGGAGGCGATTACCCCGAAATACCGGTTTAGAGCCGGAGCATCGGCTGCAGGTGAGCCGTTATTAGCATTCGGTGAATCCATTTTAGAAAGCACATTTAAAGACCTTAAACCCGCGTTTACGGATTGCTATTTTACTTACGAGGAGAACGAATAATGCAAAACTTGATGCCTCCGATTGATACTCCGGACAATTTATTTCACGACGGTGACCCAACTCAAGGTATTGAGGGAACCATTGTCACCTCTAAATTTTTAAATAATGACCAGTCAGCCACTCGGGATACACAGCAAGAGATTATTAACGTTCTGAGCGCGGTAGATATTGAACCCGACCCAGACAAGCAAGACCAGTTATTGGAAGCGATTAATAAGCTCGCGGGCGCAGCGACGGACGGTTATTTAAAGGTCGGTGATTTTGGCCTGGGCGGGGGTTCAAATCACAAAGACGATGCATATAACAATGTCGGGGAAATCTACCGCGTCAATAATACCTCCGCAAATGCCCCCGCAGCGGGTGTGACCGGCGTGGTTAGCTTGCCTTGTGATGGTGGCCCATCCACAGCCTACGTCGCTGTCAGCAATGCCGGTGCTGCGTGGGTGGGAAGTTCAACTATCCCGACGAATGGCGTCCGATGGAATCGCGTTTATACCACTGCATATAAACCTACTGCTGCTGATGTTGATGCTGTTGCAAAGACCGGTGATCGAATGAGTGGCCCACTGGGCTCAACGTATTCTGATACATATCGCATTGCTGCAGGTCGATATGGCACTTTCTGGCGTAATGACGGCAACAACCTGTATTTAATGCTCACAAATGCTGATGACCAGTGGGGAGGATTTAACGACCTAAGGCCGCTAACTGTTAACACTAGCTCGGGGTCGGTGACGATAGGCACCCAATTATCATTCGACAACCCGAATTTTATCAAGAAAACAGGGATAAGCAGCTATCAGAGCAGTGGTATTAATCACAACCAAACAAACGGCTTCATTCTTCAAGGTGTTGGCGAGCAATCCGCCGAGTCTCATTTTCTTGAAACCGTGGGGGTGCGTACAGCCCTGCGCTGGCGGATTCGCGGCGGTGGCCTGGATGCCTGGCCTGAGTTTCGAAATGATGGTTCTTTATATCTCGCGGGTAATTGGCCGGTTATACAAACCAGCTCTGGGGCAACCTTCCACCCTGACGCGAATATTGAAGGCACATTGTGGGGAGGCTATCTCAGTAACTGGTTAAACAGGGAACTTACCGCACGCGACAACAATATAAACACCCGCGCAACGTGGGATTACGTAAACCAAAACTTTATTCAAAACGTCAGGTATACCGCTGAAACGCAACACGGTGCTACAGGTATTTATACATATCACGAAAACACCGTATTAACAGGCTTTAACAACTGGGATGGTGATTATTCCGCTGAAGAGTTGTTCTGGAGCTACATTCAGATTTACAAAAACGGTCAATGGCTAACGATAGGACGTTAATCAATGAAAATATTTAAGAATTTCACGTTAGGTGAACCAAAAACTGCCGAGCATCTTAAATTGCGTAATCAACACAACACGATGTTTCTCTACGATGAGAACGGCACAGAATGGTATGGCTGTCAGAAGGATTTTTCACCAGACACTATAAAATTTGCATTCGATGACAAAGGCATTATCCGAAGCATCGCAGATAACAAAGATGTCTCGACCCTGTGGCCAGTGGGTTTTAGCGTTGCCGAAGTGCTGGATACTACGGCTAACCGCCGGGCGGATATATCTGGCGCGTGGGTATTTGACGGTGAAAGCATCGTCAAACGCGTTTACACCCCTGGCGAACTACAAGCGCAGGCTGAATTACAAAAGGCAAGGCTAATGGCGACCGCTAATAAAAAGACGCAAGCATGGCAAACACAATTGATGTTGGGAATGATTAGTGAAGGGGATAAAAAATCATTGATTGAATGGATGGAGTACGTGCAGAAAGTACAGGCCGTTGATGTAAGTTTGGCACCTAACATCGCATGGCCTAAGCAACCAGCATAAAGCAAAAGCCCGGCATTGCCGGGCTAATCGTACTTGTTTAGTTCATAATGCGGTGTTCGTTTGGATGATATTTTAATAGCCAATACTGCAATAATTACACAGCCACTACCAGCCAAAGCTAATACCATTCCCAACACACTTAGATTGAACATCTGAATTCCCTGATATTGCCGCTTTAAATCCTTTCTAACTGTATATGTATTAAGCCATTCGATTCAAATGGGTATGACCGATCGATAACAATGCAATTGATCGGCGAGAACGATCATCTTTCACGGATTAGGGATGTGTTATTGGCATGACGCCCACAACCACTCGATCACCAGAATGAGGTGGGGGCCATCTTTTAATATTTGGAATCAATTCCGGACTGTCCAAAATCATCATTTTTACATGCCGCCACGAGTCCAGAATTTTTCGCCAAACAGTCCAGAACTTTTCGCCGCGCTACATCTTTTGCGCAATACGCAGTGGTCAATGCCAGCAGTATTGTGCCGATCGATAAGGCCATTCCGTTGGAGTATCTCGGGCCACTGGCCTGCGGGCTGATGACCGGTGCAGGTGCCGTGATTAACACC